CGGCCCTCAGATAGGAAGATGTGCCGGGTCAACGCGTTCAGAAACAATTGTTTCAGATCATACAAGAAATTGGGGAGTCCGAGGTCTGCCAGTTCACTTAAGAACTCGGCGCTCATGTTGCATCCCAGCTCTATAAAGAGCTGATCAGCAACGACCTCAGAGCACCACCCATGTACTCGATTCGTTGACGAGACATAGTCTCCACTACCAACAATTTCGTCGGGTTCCAGTTGTCCGATCGCCCCATTGACATCGTCTTCACTTAACCAACCTCCAATGAGGCGGAAGACCTTGTGTCTTTTCAAATGGGCCCACAACTTCTTCTGAATCGGTTTTAAAACCGTGTAATGAAGAGGGGGTCCCTTTGTAATGGGCCGACCTTTCAAAGGTTCGGGCAACACCAGTATCTCTACTAGTGGTTCCTCGGTTTTTGCCGACTTGAATAGTTTAACAAACTGTTCTTTCCAAGTCGACTTTAAATCTGTTGGATCGATCACTACAGTGACCAGAGCCTCTGGCTCGTCATACCCAAGGATCCGTTCCTGCTTGATGCGTGAGTCCTCATCACGGCCATGCCGGCCATAGTGGTGAGATCTCAGATCGAAGCCCTTAGTGGCAACGGTTGAAAGCCCAATTAATGGGTCCTCAGCAGTTCCAATGGATTCCTTTACCGTACTGACGGCCCCGCCCTCCCCTCTACTCAGGTTGTAATTACTTGAGGTGGAAGGGAAGAAGGGTTCAAAGAGCTCTGGGCCGAGTGAGAAGTCATGGAATAATTCTGTGACAGTCCTTCTCAACTCGCGCTCCATCGCTGGACGGTTGATACGTTCCCAGTTCGGCGCCCCATTAGGTTGATCCTCTAACCAGACATAAGTATCCGGTTGGATCTTCGGCGTGCCCGTCAACTCCTCCCATGTGTCGGTTGCTATCTTTTGAAGCATTGACTCCGGGATGGGTGGGGCACCCTTTTTGAGGTGCAGAATGCCCGCAAGAAATTCGTTGTGGAGTTTCGGTAAACGACTTCCGAGACTCCTTATCCAGTTATCCAAATATCCTCCACTCGCTAGAGTGTCAGCGCGATACAAACTTAGGGGCTTCCCCTTTTTGTCTGCTCGTGTCTTGGCTTCTTTGAAAGAATACGACGGTATATCTTGTCTCTCCTTTTGTTGAGACGCAAAATACGCGTTGAACTTCCATTTGAAGAACTGGACCCAAGAGTCCTCACCATTGAGGCAGCAGTGTGCTACGACATCAGTGAGAGTTTTCTTACGGACCCGAGAGATCCCCAACTCGGCGAGGTCGGTCGGCGATAAGTTCTTTTTCGCTAACTTCCTCCTCCAAGAGTGAGA